GTGTTTGGGTCAATGAAGCTCGTGAAATAAATAAAAATATTGTAGATGCCTGTACTATGCGTGTTGGTCGATTTCCTTCAATGCGTGAAGGTGGTCCAACTTGGTATGGTGTTATTATGGACACTAATGCTCCCTCTGAAGATCATTGGTGGGGAATAGTAGCTGGTGAAGTTCCTATTCCTGAATATATGACAACCGAAGAACGATTATTAATGGTTAAGCCTGATGATTGGAATTTCTTCTCTCAACCTGGAGCCATGATTGAGTCTAAAGATGAGCATGGTAACTTAGCTGGATATGATCCTAATTTAAAATCAGAAAACAGAGAAAACTTACAAGATCAATATTATGACAAGATTATATTGGGTAAAGCACCTTCTTGGGTAAAAGTATATGTATTAAATCAATATCAGGCATTAATGGACGGCAAACCAGTTTATCCTACTTTTAGGAGAGACAGTCATGTTGCTAAAGATCCATTATTTCCTTCAGATCAAAACGATGTAATTGTTGGCATTGACTTTGGTCGTTCCCCCTCGGCAGTCTTTTGTCAGCAATTACACTCTGGAAGATGGATAGTTTTCCATGAGATAATTGGTAAAGACATGGGAGCAATCAGGTTTGCTGAAATATTAAAAAGAGAAATTTCAAAAAACAAATGGGATAATTTAACATTCAAGTTTATTGGTGATCCAGCGGGCAATCAGATGGCACAGGTATCAGAGCATACTCCATTTATGATGTTAAGAGCTGCTGGAATTTCTGCTTACCCAGCCCCAACAAATGACATATCTGTTAGAGTAGAAGCTGTAGAGTCTGTAATTAACAGAATGGCAGATGGTTTACCTTGTATTACTGTCAGTCCTACTTGCACAAATCTCATTTCGGGATTTGAAGGTGGTTATCAATATAAACGTATGTATTACATGGGTAATGAGAGATTTGAGGAAAAACCTGATAAAAACAGATTTTCTCATTGCCATGATGCGTTGCAATATGCGTTTTTAGGTGGTGGAGAAGGCAGAAAAGTCGTACTTGGACCAAAAACACCCACTTCCCCCACTACTGTTGAGAGGGTAAGCAATCCATTTGCACGTTTAAGACGGAGAAATGGTCGTATGGGAAGGCAAAGAGCCATATGAAATGGATAATATGCTTCTGTGATAGTAAAAATATAGGTCTTTGGAAACTATTTACAAAAAACCGTGTTGGCTTTACTCATGTTTACGCAGTTAACTACGATCCTGAGCTAGATATATGGAAAAAAGTAGAAATAACGACTAATGGCTTTGATTTTCAGACATTAAAGGGTGAAAAAGCCACAGAATTAGTATTAAATATGCATATGTGTAATACTTGCGTTGAAATAGACGTAAAAGACCACCCTATTTACATTCCAAGACTATTTTACTGTGTAAGCTTTATCAAGCATCTATGTAATGTCCGAAAGTTTTGGATATGGACACCTTATCAATTGTATTGTGAATTGCTTAAACGAAAAGGTTCAATCATTTTTGAAGCAAAAGATTTATTGGAGTCATCACATGGGTAGTCTTCTCAAAACACCTAAAGTCGCACCTGATCCAGAATTACAAGCCAAGAAAGCTGAACAAGAACGTATTAATAAAGAAGAAGCTGAAAGACAAGAGTTTCAACGTACAGAACGTATAAGAAAGACGGCATCTAATAAAATAGGCAGTAAATCTTTACAAAGTGGTGAATTAGAAGATTTTACTGGATATAGACGTAAAATGATGGGAGGCGACTACAATGCGTAGTGATTCAGGTGGTGACGCAAGTCCTACCCCATCTGCTCAGTCAGGAGATCGTGCAGAATATCAAAAGGTAATGAACAGATACAAGAAAGCCAAAGGTAGATGGCAAAATTGGTCTGATATATGGGAAGAAATTTATGATTACGTTTTGCCACACAGAGAAAGCTTCTTTGGAGAATTTGCTGGTCAAAGACGTACAGAAAATATATATGACGAAACGGCAGTAACTGGTCTCCCTAGATTTGCATCAAGACTTCAGCTTGGCTTTTTTCCTCCAAATGGTCGTGCTTTTAAACTAGCCCCAGGTCCTGAATACCCCTCTGATATGATCTCTACTCAGCTTCTAAAGGAACTTGACGATATTACAGAGTTACTACATGAGGGATTACGCAATAGTAACTTTAACTCAGAGTTCCATGAAGGATTACAAGATTTGGGTATAGGCACGATGAATATGATTGTCGAGTCTGGACGTTTTGTTGGTGATCTCCATTTTACTACCGTACCTCCTTCTAATGTTGCCTTGTTATCTGGAGCAATGGATCAGGTTACAGACTGGTTTAGATGGAATTATGATTGTGACATAACTGATGTCAAACATAGATATCCAATGGCTGAGTATAGCAAAGAAATGGAAACAGCTCAGAAACGTGATCCCAGACGTAAGACTAGAATTATTGAAGCTACCATGTACGATAGTGACGATCAGTTCAAAGATGAATATACTTACTATCTTATATCAGAAACCGATAAACATATTTTATATAAGAAAAAACTTATTGGTCGTGGATCACTACCTTGGCTAACCACACGTTGGTCTAAATCAGGTATGGAGGTTTGGGGCAGAGGTCCAATTTTACAAGCTATGCCAGCGATTAAAACTTTAAATCTTACTGTGCAGCTTATACTTGAAAATGCTGAAATGGCGATAGGTGGTGCATATGTTTATGACGATGATGGGGTATTTAATCCTGATAATATTACTATTCAGCCTGGAACTTTTATTCCTAGGAGTCCTGGGAGTTCTTTAGAATCATTACAAAGTCCAGCACGTTTTGATGTTGGACAATTAATCTTGGAGGATATGAGAAGAAATGTCAGGAAGGCTTTGTATATTGATGAACTCGATTCAAGAGCAAATGCGAAAACACCATTGTCAGCAACAGAAGTTTCAGAAAGGTTGGCTGACGTGGCAAGAGATATGGGAGCAGTCGCAGGGCGTATGCAAAAAGAGTTCTTGCACCCATTGGTTGAAAGGATTGTGGCAATCTACTCTGAACAAGGCATCTTGGATATACCAAAAGTTGACGGCAGAGAAATAAGGATTGTTCCTGTATCTCCGTTATTAAGGGCTCAAGATCAGCAAGACGTAGCTGACTTTGTGAGATTTCAGCAGACAGTCGCTGGTACATTCGGTCCAGAAATCACACCAGCATTATATAATCAGGAAAAGGTTATTAAATATCTAGCATCTAAGTTTGGTATCAAAGAAGAATTACTTGCCAGTAGACAAGAAGTACAAGGCAACATCGATATGGCTATGCAGTTAATGCAACAGCAAGGAATGGGTCAATGACAAAGGAGAAAGCAAATGCCTCGATTGATGGTCGTTCATACACTACTGAAGTTGAAGCTGATCTTAATAATAAAGCCTATGCTCTTTTTGGTTCGGGGATTGGCAAATTGTTCATTCAGTATTTGGAAAATATTACAACAAATAACATTCACAGTTCGGGATTGGGAATTGAACACCTTGCTCACTTTGAAGGTCAAAGATGGGTCGTAGCACTAATTAAACACAGAACAGAAATGGGTAGAAAAAATGGCGAGTAAACCAACAAATCCAAGTTTATATGCAAGAGCCAAAGCCATAGTTAAGGCTAGGGTGAAGAAATGGCCCTCAGCGTATGCCTCAGGGCAATTAGTTACTCAGTATAAGAAAATGGGTGGCAAGTATAGGTCGGCATGAGTTTAACTAAGTGGTTTAATGAAAAGTGGGTTGATATATCCACTAAGAAAGATGGTAAGCACCCAGCTTGTGGAAGAAAGATGGGAGATGGTCGAGGTTATCCTAAATGCGTTCCATCATCAAAAGCAAGTCGTATGAGTGTTAAACAAAAAAGACAAGCATCAAATAGAAAGAGAGCTACTAATCCTAGTGGTGGTGGCAAGAAACCAACTTATGCCAAAACGGAGGCTTAGATGGCATCACCAGCATGGCAGAGAAAAGAAGGAAAAAACCCAAGTGGTGGACTCAATGCCAAAGGCAGAGCAAGTCTACGTCGTCAAAGGAAGAATATCAAACCTCCAGTTTCTGCAAAAGCTGCAAAGAAAAGCCCTAAAAAAGCTGCAAGACGAAGAAGTTTCTGCAAGAGAATGATGGGTATGAAGAAAAAACTAACAAGTAAGAAAACGGCTAATGATCCTAATAGCCGTATCAATAAAGCATTAAGAAAGTGGGACTGTTAAAAAGGAGTAAATATGTCTAATGAACAAGAAACTACAGAAAGCAATGAAAGCACCGATACGGAAGTCAAAAGCACCATTGCACACGACACAGGAGAACAAAATGAAGTCGAACAAGATCAAGTCCAGAGACCTGACTGGTTACCAGAAAAGTTTGAAACGCCTGAGCAACTTAAAACATCTTATGAAAACTTGGAAAGAAAGTTTCATACACGCCGTGATGAAATTAAAGAAGAAGTTATTCAAGAATTAAATAATGATGCATCTAGAGAAGTACCTATTAGTCCAGCAGATTACAAAGTTGAAATGCAAGACGAAGATGGTAATAAACTAGAGGTAGCTGAAGATGACCATATGCTTAACTGGTTTAGAGACAAAGCACATGATATGGCACTAAGCCAACCAGAGTTTAATGATTTTGTAACTGAGTACATGGCAGTACAACAAACATCTGGACCTGATTGGAACGTGGAAAGTGAAGCTTTGGGAGAACACGCAGATAGACGACTTGAAAGAGTAGATGCGTGGGCTAATTCTGTATTGCAAGAGGCTGATTATAATACATTTGCAGAGATACCAGCATCAGCTAATATGGTTAAGTTCTTCGAATCCATCATGGAATTGAATGGTCAACCAAAATTTAACATGACATCTGCAACTGAGTTTCAGGAAACTGTCACTAAAGAAGATTTAATGGCTGCTCAAAGAGATCCTAAATATTGGCAAAATGGTGGTGATCCAAATCACATTGCCAAAGTAAGGGCTATGGCAGATCAGTTAGCTAGGCGACGTGCATCATAGTAATGTGAATTAACAAAGCCTTACAATTCTGAAAGATTGAAATTACTAGAAGGCTCGTAGAATTACTTAGAAGCCCAGAAATGGAATAACTTCAACGTAGTAGTGAAGCGAATAACCAGAATAGTATAATTTTAACCTTTAACGGAGGCTTTAATGGCTGTATCAACCATAAGCACTTCCTTTATTGAAGAATTTGAGTCTGGCGTTCATGTTGCTTATCAGCGAATGGGTTCTAAACTTAGGAATACTGTTCGTACTAGAAATGGTGTTAAGAACAAAACAACATTCCAAAAAATCGGTAAAGGTTTTGCTACTACAAAGGCGAGGCATGGTAATATTGCACCAATGAACCTTGCACATACAAATGTCTCAGTCACAGTTGAGGATTATTTTGCTGGAGAATGGGTCGATGATCTAGACCAGTTAAGAATCAACCATGATGAGATGCAAGTTGCTCAACAATCAGGTGCATATGCACTAGGTAGAAAAACAGATGATCTAATTTTAGCTCAGATGACAACTACCAGTTCCGCACATGATGAAACATCTAACGGCATAACTTTAGCCTGGGCTTTAGAGCTTATGGAAAAGTTTGGTAACAACGAAGTACCTGATGATGGTCAGAGATACTGTGTTGTTGGTTGGGAGCA